TGGAATAGAACTAATGGTTACAGGTGCCAACGATGGTACTTGGGGAACTAAAACAAATACAAATTTAGAAATCATTAACCAAATGCAAGGTTATGTAAATAAATCTATTGCAGGTGGTGCGCAAACTACGGCTTTGTTGATAGCCGATGGATCAACAACTTCTTCTGATGCAAGAAATTTAATTATCGAATTATCGGGTACAATTACTGGAAACCAAATTGTTACAGTCCCTGATAGTATAGAAAAATCTTATATTGTTTATAACAATACTTCTGGAGCATTTACTGTTGAGTTTAAAACTGCAGGTGGAACTGGTCCTACTTTTTCTACAACAGATAAAGGAATTAAAATTGTTTACAGTGATGGAACTAATATTATTGACGTAACTTCAAATTTAGGAACTATCGCAACTGGTCAAATTACAGCTACAGGAAATATATTACCCGGTGCTAATGACACTTATGATTTGGGAGCTTCTGGTAACGTTTGGCAGAATGTTTATACAGGGGATTTACATCTTAATAATCAACATAAAACAGAAGGTAATATAGTCGATGGGACAAAGGGGAGCTGGACTTTACAGGAGGGTGCTGACGATATATACTTAATCAACAACAAATCTAAAGAAAAATTTAGATTAAAGTTAGAAAAAATTTAAGGAGACTCTATGGGTATTATTTCAAATGGAAATACAGTAATTGATAATGGCGCAATCGATGCGAATGAAGTTGATACTACACAAATAGCCAACGATGCTGTTACAGCAGACAAGTTAGCAACTGGTTCTGTAGGAACTGATGCACTGGCAGCTACCGCTGTATCAGCAGGACAATACCAAGCTGCAACTATAACCGTTGATGCCGATGGAAGACTTACTGCTGCATCCTCTGGTGCAGGTGCTGCTAACATGTCAAATATTTATTATAAAACTGGTCCAGGATCATTTACTTATAGTGCTCCTCCATCTGTAAGTAAAGTTCAAGCATTCGCTTTTGGTGGCGGAGGCGGAGGCGGAGGTGCCTGGGGAGGTACTGGAGGCCAAGCAGGTTCTGGAGGTGCTGGCGGATTTGGTTTTTGGAGCGTGTCTGCTTCAGGCGGTACTAACTACTCTGTAAGTATTGGCGGAGCCGGAGGCGGAGGTTCTGGAGGTAACTCTGGTGGATCTGGAGGATCCGGAGGATCTACCTCAATAGGAAATATAATCGTTGCTAATGGAGGTGGCGGTGGCCAAGGAAGATTTGGTTATGGAAGTAGTCCAGGATCAGCTGGAAACGCGCCAGGAGCTGTTCACGGTGGAAATACAAACATGCAAACAAGTATCTTATTCAATGCCTCAGTTGGTGGAGGTGGAGCAGGTGCTTCCAATACATCCGCTGCTGGACAAGGTGGTGGAGCAGGTGCTTTAGTAATGTACGATAATAGATAAGGTAGAAAAATATGGCATATATACTTTTTGATAATTTTAATCCAAACCCTTACAGAATTGCAGCTAATGATTCTGATTTAGGAAATTTAAATTACTCAACAGATTTATATAATGTAGTTGATGTAAGTGATTCAGATTTTACATCGGTAAGACAAAATCTTAAATCAGCATCTTACAGTGGAGGAAATATTTCTTATACAGATATTACACCTCCTGCGGGACAACCAGCAGGTTTTGATGATGCTGCTTCTTTAGAAGCTTACTTTGATAAAGTCAATGAAGAAATAGATATATTTTTAGCTTCTGATAATAGTAATCCAATGGCTACAAGTATTAAAGACTATCAAACATATTTAAAAGGTCTTGATACAAGCACTTTAACTTTCCCTATGACTTCAACTTGGGAAAAATATTGTGCAGACAACAGTATAAGCTACTATCATCCTTTACAAATACCTTAATAAATACTAAACATACCTATGTATGAAAAAACCATCAGGTTTATTGCGCCTGAAAAATACATAGAAAAAAAACATCTTTATCCAGAGCCTTGTAAAATTAATATTCCAGATTGGTTTAAACAACTTAAACACACCCCAGATTATAAAACTGTTAAAGGATGTATGCCTTTTCTAGACACGCTTACAACAGGATATCTTTTAAAAGTACCCACAGATTTATACTTAGATCATAACTTTATTGATATAAATAATAATTCAGAACCTTTTGCTAATTCAAAATTAATTTCAAATATTATTTGGAATAATAATCAAGAGGTAAATTTAAATATATACGGAAAACCAGAAATACACCCAATACAACAAATAGGTGAAAAATGTCCTTACGCTCAAAAAAACAAAAACTTACCTATTAACAAAATACTTAATCCATGGATAATAAAAACGTCTCCAGGTTATTCTTGTTTATTTTTACCTCCTTTAAATAATGAAGATGATAGGTTTTCAATAATACCGGGTATTGTAGATACTGATACTTTTGAATCTGAAGTTAATTTTCCTTTTGTGTGCAATGGAGATAAATATCCTAGACTTAAAACTACAATTGAACAAGGCACGCCTTATGTACAAGTTATTCCTTTCAAAAGAGAATCTTGGAAAATGAAAATTGAAATACAAGGTAAAAAAGATAAAATAAACAAAAGACTTTTTTGGCCTGGTTTTAAAATTATACATGTGTATAAAAATAAATGGTGGAACAAAAAATCATGGAAATAGATAACTCACATTTATCATCTTATATAAAATATTTTGATAACGTATTATTAGAGAAAACAAATAATAACTTTTTAAAAATTTGTAAAAATGCAAAAGCTTTTGATGATGCTACAATTGTTGGTTTTAAAGGAAACAATAACAATCAAATAGTTAAAAAAGTAAGAGATACAAAAGTTTGGGCTTTAACAAATACTTATAAAGAGACAAGTTATACAAATATTCATTGGTGTAATTTATTATATAGTGCATTTATGTTTAACTCAGAAAAATACTTAAGTTCTTTCCATCCTGATAGATGGCAAAAAGTTCAAATGCAAGACTTACAGGTTTTAAAATATGAAGTAGGAGGTCATTATAAATTTCATGTGGATCACTCTGCCAGTATTCCAAGAACACTCAGCTTTATTTATCTTGTAAATGATGATTATGAAGGAGGTGAACTTGTATTTTCTAGACCAGATTACTCTGTAGAAACTACAATAGAAAAGAAAAAAAATAGATTGATAATATGGCCAAGTAATTTTTTATTTCCTCACACAGTAAAGCCTGTTACTAAAGGTGTAAGATATTCAGTAGTGGGGTGGGCATTATGAAACATTTTATTATAAAAAATATTATTAGTTCGGAGGAAGTAAAACTTTTAAGTTTGTGGTTGGAAATAGCTCATAGAATAAATTTAGATGAATTTGATTTTGGACAAGGTTTAAATTGTGATTCAATGTTTTATGGCACGCCAATAGCCGATGCTTTACTTTTAAAGGTACAACCCATTATTGAAAAAAAGATAAACAAAAAACTTTTAGCTACTTATTCATATGCACGTTTGTATACTAAATTTGCTGAATTAGAGAAACACAAAGACAGACCTTCTTGTGAATTATCTGCTACTTTGCACATATCTAAATCAGGACCAGACTGGCCTTTATTTATAAATAATGAAAAAATAGATCTAGAACCAGGTGATGCTTTGGTTTATGATGGTGTTAATAATGAACATTGGAGAGATTGTTATGAAGGAGATTACTATGCACAAATGTTTCTTCATTATGTTTATGCTGATGGTAAGCACAAGGATTATTACAGAGATAAAAGACCAGCTTTCGGAATGAACAAATGAAATTTTTACAACAAAAAGATGGTGGATGTAATATAGAATTTTCCGAAAAAGAAATAGAAATTATTACTAAAAATAAAAAATTATTTTTACCACCTACGACATTAAGACATTTTGGAAACGCTTTAGTAGGTATGGTCGCAAGTTGGCAATTAAATTTTAGTGATGAAGTAAAAGAACTTGCTACTCAACCTAATACTGTCATAGAGGGTGAAGATGATAACAGTAACAAATAATTTTTTACACAATCAATACTTCTTTAGTGTTTATCAACGAATGCACGCTAGGGATTTTCCATGGTCATTATGTGACACAAAAAATATAAAGTTAAGGCACGACTTAGTGTTAGGTCAGGGTAAATATATTAGTTACTACACTCCTGTTCTATTGTCCGATATTTTAAAAGCAATAAAACCTGAAGTAGTTTTAGAAGCTTACGCTTGTTTTTATGGTACAGGATCTAAAATAATAGAATTTACTGAAGAGTCGGCTTTTCTAAATGATAAAAAATATAAAACTTTAGTATTGTTTTTTAATTCAAATGATGGATATTTCAAAATAGTTGGCGGAGATACAGTTCCATCTGTAGAAAATAGAGCTATATTGATTGATAGTCCAGTACCATTTATAATTAGTAATTGCACAAAACCTGGAAACCAGGTGGTTTTAACTATACATTACCAGTGATATAATAAGCCATGCCTTTAACAAACATACAAATAGCACCAGGGTTTAATAAACAAGTTACAGAGACCGGAGCAGAAGGTCAATGGACTGATGGGGATTTTGTAAGATTCAGGTATGGATCTCCTGAAAAAATTGGTGGTTGGGAACAAATTACATCTGATACTTTAGTAGGCGCTGTTAGAAAACAATTGATTTGGGCTGATTTAGACGGAAGAAGATATGCAGCTTTAGGAACTAACAAAGCTTTACTAATTTACTATGAAGGTGCTTTTTATGATATCACTCCACTGGGTACAGCTTTAACTGGATGCACTTTTGATACAACCGATACTTCAGCAACTGTTACTGTTAATAAATCCGGTCATGGTTTACAGGTTGCAGATCTGTTTACATTCACCTCGGTAACTCCTCCAAGTGGTGCAGGATATGTAGCATCAGATTTTGAAACAAATACATTTGAAGTAATTACATCTTCAGCTAACAGCTTTACAATTACAATGGCTAGTGCTGCATCAGCAACTACCTCAGCAAGTGGCGCAGCTACAGTTAATCCGTATATTAAACCAGGTCCATTGAATGCAACAGCAGGGTATGGTTGGGGAACAGGTACTTGGGGACGAGGAACATGGGGATCTCCCTCAACAGTCAGTAATTTAATTATTGATCCCGCTTCATGGTCAATAGATAATTTTGGTCAAATCATGATAGCTACAATAAAAAACGGAAAAACTTTTTCTTGGAATCCTATAAATATAGATGCAAATGCTTTAACAACTAGAGCAACAATTGTAAGTGGTGCACCAACAAGATCGGTGATGTCTATTGTGTCAGATAGAGATAGACATTTAGTGTTACTGGGAACAGAAACAACTGTTGGAGATGATACAACACAAGACAAAATGTTTATTAGATTTTCTGATCAAGAGAATATATCTGAGTATGCACCAACTTCAGTTAACACTGCTGGTACTTTTAGGTTGGACTCTGGAACAAAAATTGTAGGAGCTGCTAAAGGTAAAGATTATATTTTAATTTTAACAGATACTTCTGCATATGTTATGCAGTTTGTTGGACCACCTTTTACCTTTTCTATTAGACAGGTTGGAAGTAACTGTGGATTAATTGGTCAACACGCTCTACATTACGTAAACGGAAGAGTTTGGTGGATGGGACAAGCAGGAGGTTTTTTTGTGTTTGATGGAACAGTTAAATCAGTTCCATGTTTAGTTGAAGATTTTGTATTTACTAATACGGGAAATAATCTTGGAATTAATTATAGTGCGGGAGAACAAGTCTATGCAGGTCTTAATCATTTATATGAAGAAATAAACTGGTTTTATCCAAAGAGTGGTTCTGAACTAGTTGATAGAGTAGTATCATACAACTACACAGAGAACGCTTGGACAACAGGTTCTTTAGCAAGAACTTCTTTTCACGATGCGACCTTATTTGATAATCCTTATGCAACAGAGTTTGATAACGCAGCCGTTCCAACATTTCCAATTATTCAAGGAGTTACAAATACTAATGGTGCTTCTACTTACTATGCTCATGAGGTGGGTGTAGATCAAGTTGATAGTCTAGGTAACAAAACAGCAATACCTGCATTTATACAATCAGGAGATTTTGATTTAAGTGTGGGTGGTGATGGAGAGTTTTTTATGAGTATGAGAAGGTTTATTCCTGATTTTAAAAGACTTGTAGGTAATGCGCAAATTACAATAAATTTAAGAAATTACCCGACAAGCACTGCAGCGAGCTCACCTTTAGGACCATTTACAATTACAAGTTCTACTGATAAAGTAGACACACGTGCCAGATCAAGATTTGCTAGTGTGAAGGTAGCTAACCTTTCAACAGATCAAAGTTGGAGATATGGTACTTTTAGAGCTGACGTACAACCTGATGGAATGAGAGGATAATGGACCCTATTACACAAAGAATATTAGATCAACAAAGAGCTATACAAAATAATCCTAATTTTACTGGGTACCAACCATCAGCACCTGCAGATGGTATTGCGGCTTTTAATTCGACTCCTGTAAACCAAGATATTATGTTTCAAGATACACTTGTTCAAGATAATCCACCAGTTGATATGAAAGGAATGGCAGTCAATGTTGGTAAAAAAATGGTAACCGATTACGCTATTAAAAAATTAGGACTTGATGGAATAAAAGGAAATTTATTGAAATCAGCAGTCGGCTCGAATCTTATTGGTTTTAGCAATCCTCTTTCTGCAGCTTTTACAGTTGGATCTATCCTACCAGATTCAGTAAAAGGAATTGCAGGTTTGTTAAGAGGTAAAAGAGCTGAAAAAGCAATTGCTCGAGACATTGTTGCAGACAGTCAAGGACAAATAACTACAAGTAATCCACGTATTACAAACATGCAACCTACCAATCAAGATAGAGGTAGAAATGATAGACCAGGAGGAGCAAATTATTCAGCTCCAAAATCAAGTCCTTCACCATCACCAAGATCTGAAAGACACAGTGGTGGAGCAGGCGGATTACACTCAGGATATTAATAATGGCTAGAGTAGATATACTAATACCAGAACCAACTTCTGAATACACAGAGGAAAACCAAAGACAAGTCACTCAGTCTTTACGTACTATGCAAGATAAGTTAAATACATCTTATCAACAAGAATTAAAAAATGAACAGGATACTTTTAATTATTTCATGCAATGACAATTAGATATAAAAGCGAAACATTTGATTTAACTACAACTAATGTGACTACTATTTTAACGTGTCCATCAGATGCAACTATTATTGCTAAATCATTACAAATTTCTCATCAAGCTGGAGGAAGTATTGACGTAGATGTATTTTTACAAAAATCTGGAGGATCAGATGTGGACATCGCTCATAAACCTTTATCAGCAGGTTTTGATAATTTTATAAAATCTAGTTTAAATATGGAAGCAGATGATATTCTTAAAGTTCAAGCAGATACAGCTAATGAAATTACAGGATCTGTCAGCTATGCTTTGATAGATAGATCGCAGGAGAATGGTTAAAATAAATATTTTTAATGAAACTACAAGTCGTAGATAATTTTTTTGATAATTTTCAAAATATAGAACAAGAAATAAAAAAAATTTCATTGTACCCACGAGATGAATTTAATAAAAAATTTGGAGATGCACAAAAGTGGCCGGGTTTTAGAAGTGAAGCAATTCATAAATCTAGTCCACTTTTATTTAATTTATTTCTTAAGGAATTTAAACAAAAATTTTTGTGTCAACAAGAGTTTAATATAGATTTTTATCTACATTTAAGATTAGGTGAAGATCAAGAAAAAGATTGGATTCATAAAGATCCTAGTCATATGGGGTTAATTATATACCTTAAAGACCATAAAGAATCTGGTACAGACTTTTATTATGAAGATTCAGACGATATACATATGAGTATTAGATCTGTTAAAAATAGATGTATATTGTTTGATGCCGCAACAAGACATAAATCAATATTAAACTATGGTAAAAATTTAGAGGACGGTAGACTAACATTAAACGGTTTTATATACTTCAAAAACAATGGCTAGAAAATTTAAAGATTTTGTACAAAGAGATAAGCCTAGGAAACGTCCTGGCCGTCACAAAAAAAGACTTAACAAAAATGAAAAAAGAGATTATAAACCATACAACAAACAAGGAAGAAAACAATGAGCGATCTCGTAAAAATACCTGCGGAAGCAAAAGAGATTATCAAACACAAAAGAACAGGACAGGTGTATGCTACTAAAGCTGATTTTGATGCTGATGTTGCTGATCCCAACACTGATACTTCTGTGGAT